AAAAAATGAATCAGCAAGTAGTGTATCAGGATATTTCGCAGATCCATCCCTATGAGAACAACCCCAGAAACAACGAAGCGGCTGTTGGTCCGGTAGCCCAGAGCATCAAGGAATTTGGATTCCGGGTGCCCATCTTGATTGATGGAAAAGGCACGATCATTGCCGGACACACCCGCTATGAGGCCGCAAAACGGCTGGGCATGGCCAAAGTGCCCTGCATCCGGGTCGATGACCTGACGGACGCGCAGATCAAGGCATACCGCATTGCAGACAACAAGGTGGCGGAAGCATCCTCTTGGAATGATGATGTGCTCCGCGCCGAAATGGATGCACTGCAGGCGCTGGATGTGGATCTGAGCAGCACCGGCTTCAGCGAAGTGGAACTTGATGGTCTGCTCCGGGATGTGGACGATTCTGATTTTGAGGAGTTTTTCACGGAGCCTGCCCAACAGCCGCCCAAAGCGACCGATACAGGCCCGGACCCCGAAAGCCAGCAATCTGGACAGCCTGCACCTTTTCAGCCCGCTACGGCGCAACAGAGCGGCTCTAAGCTTATCCAGTGCCCGCACTGCGGAGAATGGTTTGAAACATGAGGCTGTGTTTGGCGGGAACATTCCCGTCAGAGAAAATCGTGCGGGAAAACAGGCCGGAGTACGTTCTGGAGAGCTTTTTCTATATCAAGCCGTGGCAGGTCGAGGAAATGCCGAAGTGGAAGATGTTCTTGCTCGACAGCGGGGCATTCACGTTTATGCACGGGGTAGAGGCTTCATCAAAGCCAGTGGATTGGGACGGGTACCTAAGCAGGTATATCGACTTCATCAACCGCCACGATGTGCAGCACTTCTTCGAGTTGGACGTAGATATCATCGTAGGCTATGATGCCGTAAAGCGCATGAGAGCCCGCCTTGAAGCTGAGACGGGCAAGCAGAGCATTCCAGTCTGGCATCGCTCCCGCGGCCTTGACGAATTTAAAAGCCTGTGCAGGGACTATCCCTATATCGGCATCGGTGGCTTCGCAATCAAGCACATTCAGCCCAGCGAGTACGGCTACATCAAACGGCTGGTGCAGTATGCGAACGCCTGCGGGGTGCGGGTGCACGGTTTGGGCTACACCAAAAAGGACGCGGTTGACTTTGGCTTTTATAGCGTGGACAGCACCACATGGACTACACAGGTCAATTTTGGCGGCTTGTCCTACTTCAACGGCTCAGAAATGGTTGTGGTCAGACCCCCGAAGGGCATGATAGGCGCAGACTACCGGATTCGCCGAGAGTATGCGCTGAAAGAGTGGATCAAATACCAGAAGTACCTTGATACGAAAGGAAAATGGCGTGGATAAAGATATCGTATACCGCGTTGAGGATGGCATGGACAGAGAAAAAATTCTCTGCACCACCTACCAGATGCGGAACTTTTATATGCAGTTCAGAGACGGTTTCTTCACCAATCTGGACGTAATGAACTATATCCAGCACCTTGCCGCCGCCCACATGGCGAAAAAGGGCATGAACGTGCTGGATGTGTGCTGCGGCCGCTCTCTGATGCTCCCGCTGCTGCGCTACTACGCAAAGGATATTGCATCCTATACCGGCGTAGACATCAGCAAAGCGAACATCAAAGAGGCTATGCGCGGCGCGACCGCAAAAAATCTCGAACCCAAAGACCTGGCCTCCTACTATCCGTTCCGGGTGGGCTGGAAGTTGGGCAACGTTGCCGAGATGTCGAAAGTCATTCCGGCGGAGTTCGCCGATTTTGTAATTTACACCTCTGCCATTGAGCACATGCACCCCGTAGATGGCGCAAAAAGCCTTGCAGAATGCTACAAGGTGATGAAGCCGGGTGCAAAAATGTTTCTCTCCTGCCCGAATACCCCGGGCAATGGGTATCAGACCCAGTACCGCGCCCACGTCTATGAGTGGGGTTACGATGAGCTGAAAAGTAAGCTGGCCGAAATCGGATTCAGCATTGTGCAGGAAGTGGGCCTGGTCACCAGCGTCCGGGAAATGGACGAGTTCTATTCCAAGCAGGAGCCGGCACTGCGGGACTTCTACACCCGCATGAAAGCCTATGTCCCGTCTGCATTCCTCACAACCTTTATGGCGATTCCGTTCCCGCGTGAGGCAAAAGAACTGCTGTTCATCGTTCAGAAGCCGAAAGGAGAAGAAAACAATGGCTAAGTTTGAAAATCGCTACGGCGTGCGAAAAATTGTCTACAAGCAGAAATGCCGGTGCTTCTGCCCCATCGGAAAGGCAGACTACACCAATGAATTTACCGTGACCATGGAGCCGGCAGAGATTATCCCGGACTACTGCGAGATCGACAAGTTCATCCGCGAATGTCTGGAAGGCGAAAGCCTGGTCATCGAGGAAGCGGCCAGCAAGCTGAAGAAAAAGCTGGTTGAGGAAGTGCACCCCAGCTGGATCATGGTCGAATCCGCGGTGAATGACGCACCCCACGGTAATGTGGTCGTTATGGTATGAGGGGGACAGGGAACATGAAAAACACCAAAGCCCTCTGCCAAACTGCAGTTGTCGCGGCTCTGTATGTCGCATTAACTACCCTGAACCCGCTGTCCTGGGGAGCTGTGCAGTTCCGCGTGGCCAATATGCTGTGCGCACTCCCGTTCAAGGATAAGCGGTATGCCCCGGCGGTGCTGCTGGGAATTGCAATCGCAAACGCAACGAGCCCTTTCGGCCCGGTCGATGTGCTCTTTGGCCTGCTGGCTGAGGGGACTGCATACGCACTGGTGGTCTGGGGGCCGTGGAAAAAACTGGGGATTCTGTGGAAAGCGGTTATCCTCTCCCTGTCCGTGGCTCTGTTCATCGGCGTGGAACTGTCTATGATGGTCGGCGCACCGTTCTGGCTGACAAGTGCTGGCCTGTTCGTGGGCACATTCCTAGCTGTGGAACTGGGAAACCTGATGATCTCTAAAACCGCTCTCGCAAAGGTCGTGTGAGAGGGGACGCGGCGCTGGCTCTGCAAAGGGTCGGCGCTTTTTCTTCGGAACAACACAACAGCCCGGGTAGATACCGGGACAGAAAATGAAGAAGGATAGTGGTGGCGATGTAGATGGAAACGCGAGATAAGGCGTTCACCCTTTATAAGAAAGGGATGGGATGCACCGAAATCGCAAAGAAGCTGGGCGTATCGCTGAACACTGTGAAATCGTGGAAGAAGCGCTATTGGGATGCACAAAAGGGTGCACCCAAGAAACGCACCTCGCCGCACCCCAAAGGTGCATCCTCCAGGCGCACCCCGAAAGCCCCGCAGGATGGAAAACCGAAACCGGGTGCACCGCCGGGCAATGTCAATGCAGTTGGCAATCATGGCGGTGCGCCGCCGGGAAACCAGAATGCCTTGAAACACGGCGGGTGGTCCGCTGTAATGTTCGGTGCCTTTTCGGAAGAGAATCAGAAAGCTATCCAGGACTGCACGAAGGATGTGGATGCAGAAGACCTGCTGATACAGGAGCTTCAACTGCTGACTGCCCGGGAGGCCTTTCTGCTTCAGCGCATTTCCGCAGTCCAGGAAAAGAAGCAGCACATCCAGTCGGTGCACACATCCAAGTCCAGCCGGTCGTTTACCCGCTTGGATGAGGATAAGGAAAAAGAGGCCCACGACAAGGAGGTCTACATTGAGCGGATAGATGCCAAAGTCAGTCGGGAAGAAAGGCTCCCCGGCACCACCGTAGAAACATCAACCACCGTTGAATCAAGCTACCTTATCGTGGAACGCTTAGAGCGGCTATTGACCGATGTACAGCGCCAGAAGTCCAAGGTGATACAACAGCTTGCCGACCTGCGCAGAATGAGCAACAGCGGCAAGAACGAGTTGGTAGACGATTGGGTTGCGGCCGTTGAAGCCGCGGATGCGGAATCGGAGGGCGCAGACGATGGCGATGAAGCAACGTGAAGTCTTTGCCCGGCGGGTGCCCTTGTACCGCAAAAATCCCTGCAAATTCTTTGCGGAGGTGACTGGCTTTGCGCCTGATCCGTGGCAGAAAGAAGCTGCTACGGCCATTGCGCAACATCGCAAGGTGTCTATTCGCTCTGGGCAGGGCGTTGGCAAAACCGCCTTTGAAGCGAACCTGGTCCTTTGGTTTCTTTCTTGCTTCCCGTATCCCCGCGTGGTGTGCACGGCACCGACCCGCCAGCAGCTGAACGATGTCCTCTGGGCCGAGATTGCCAAGTGGCAGGAACGCAGCCCTGTCTTGCAGGCTATGCTTGTTTGGACAAAGACCCGCGTTTACATGAAAGGGCATGAGAAACGCTGGTTTGCCGTAGCCCGCACAGCCACCAAGCCGGAGAATATGCAGGGCTTCCACGAAGACAATATGCTTTTCGTGGTGGACGAGGCATCCGGCGTTGCTGACCCCATCATGGAGGCCATACAGGGTACGCTTTCCGGCGATAACAACCGCCTGCTGATGTGCGGAAACCCAACGCAGAACACCGGCACATTTCACGATTCGCACACCGTGGATGCCCAGTCCTACTACTGCATGAAGGTGTCCAGCCGGGACAGCCCCCGTACCAACAAACAAAACATTGCAGATCTGGAACGGAAGTTCGGAAAGAACAGCAATGTTGTTCGTGTCCGTGTGGATGGCGAGTTTCCGGAGAATGAAGACGATGTCTTTATTCCGATGGCGCTCGCCACAAGGGCTGTCAATGCTGAACCGCTGGAGCACAATGTTCCGGCCCGAATCTCCATTGGGTGTGACGTGGCCCGCTTCGGCAACGATGATACGGCCATTGCACAGAACATTGATGGAGATATCCAAAAGCTGGTCACACGCCACGGTCAAGACCTGTACGCTACGGCAGATGATATCATTGCGATATATAAAGCCCTGCGTGCAGCGTATCCGCAGTACCGCGGCCTGATTTATGCGGTCATTGATGACACCGGCGTTGGCGGCGGCGTGACCGACATTCTCAACCGAGAAAAGATTCGGCAGAAGCTAACCAAGCTGATGGTCGTGCCGGTGAACTTCTCCAGCGCCGTGCCGGACAAGGAAGCCGCCGGGCGCTATGCAGATATCGCAACGTGGATGTGGGCAGTCCTACGGGATATGGCCACGGCAGGCACCCTACATATCCCGAACGATTCAACCCTGATAGGACAACTTACCACCCGTAAATACATCTTCGCGGGCACACCACTGAAGCTGAAACTTGAAGGCAAGGATGCCTTGAAGAAGCGCGGCCTGACCAGTCCTGACCGCGCTGATGCGGTAGCTCTTGCGCTGTATGAGGGCGGCATCTTTGATGTGCGCAGTCTGATATGATAGCCGGAAAGGAGAAAAGGTGAAAAAAGTTATTGCCGGTAAAATCAAACCACAACTTCGCCTCGATGGCTATTACAACGTCCTGAACAAGTATGGCACCCAGCACGATAGCACCGAGTATTACCAGTGGGCAACTGGTGCTGCTGTGACAGACGTGGAACTGGCCGACCTTTATGCAGGAAATGGTCTGTTTTCGACCATCATTGATGCCCCAGCGGATGATGCCACCAAGAATGGCATTGACCTGGGTATCAAGGATAAAGACCTGCAAAAGCGGCTGGATGACCACCTGCAGACCATTCACTACCAAAGCAAACTTGCAAAGGCGCTGAAATGGGCGCGTCTGTTCGGTGGCTCCGCTGTTGTTATGCTGGTGGACGATGGCAGACTTCTTCAGGATCCGCTGAACTGGCGGGATGTTCACGGCGTGGCAGAATTGCTGGTTTACGGCCGCAACGAGGTGTTCCCGCTGTGGATCAACGGCTATGAGAACAACCCTGACGATGAAAACTATCGCAAAGGCGGTACGGGCATCCCGGAGTTTTACCAGGTGAACAGCGTGTACGGCAGTTATGTGGTGCATTCTTCCCGCTGCCTGATATTCCATAACGGGGAGATCCCCGAAGGCTCCACGATGGCCAACCTCTACCGTACATGGGGCATTCCGGAGTATATGCGCATCCGTGAAGAACTGCGGAATGCCAGTATCGGCCCGGGCTACTCCATTCGACTGCTGGAACGGCTGTCGATGGTAACATACAAAATGAAGAACCTTGCCAACGTTCTGTCTACGGCAGACGGTGACGATACGGTGCTTCAGCGTATGGAAATGCTTGACCTTGCCCGCAATCTGCTGAACATGGTCTTTATTGATGCAGATGGCGAGGATGTGGGCATTCAATCCCTGTCTGTGGCTGGTGTTAAGGACATTCTGGACAATGCCTGCGCAATGCTGTCTGCTGTGAGCCATATCCCGCAGACTAGGCTCTTTGGCCGTTCCCCAGCGGGTGAAAATGCCACCGGCGAAGGGGACATGGAGAACTATAAGGAAGCCGTGTCCGGCATCCAGTCTGGCGACCTCCGGGACAACACCCGCACGCTGGTCGAACTGATTCTGCGCGGAATGGTGTGGAACGGCGAAATCAAAGAGGTGCCGGAGTACACTATCACCTACAAGAGCGCATGGAGCCTGTCTGATGATGAAAAGGCTACGCAGGACCAGGCGATTGCCGCGGCCCAGCTTACCAGAGCACAGACTGTATCTACATACGTTACGGCTGGTATTTTGGAAATTCCCGAGGTTCGCCAGTCCTTGGCGCAGGATGAACAGTTTGACCCTGAAAACATCATCACGGAAGCAGATGTTAATCAGGACTGGGGCTTGGGCGAGGCTGACGTTCCCCAGCCGACCAATCCGCAGAACCCGCCTGCGGCAGGCAACCTGGTTACGGATGAAGGTGACTGCGGTTACGTTGCCGGCTTCGTTCTGAATGATGGAAAAATCCTCTGCGGCCAACGCTCCGATGGGCAAGGCTGGTGCGGCCCCGGCGGTCACATCGAACCCGGGGAAACGCCGAGCGTGGCATTCCGCCGGGAAGCAAAGGAAGAGTTCAATATTGACGTGGGAGATATTACCTATCTCGGCAACTGCAAGGGCAAGCCGGATGAGGTGCTTCCCGTTCAGATCTATCTCGTCAATGGCTTCGATGGCGTTCCTCGGTGTGACCAAAAGGAGATGTTCACGGCTACATGGATGCCCCCTGAACAGATTTTGAAACAGGATGTGCCCGGTGGACTTGTGTTTGAACCGTTTCTCAGAAGCGTGAAAGAATACCTTGACCGGCTGGGCATTACACTGGATGATTTTGACGAGAGCAAGCACAACCGCGATGAGGATGGAAGGTTCTCCAGTTCTGGCGGCTCTACATCATCAAAAGATGTATCGAGCGAGGAAAATTCATCAAAAGACTTGAATGATTCTCAAAGTCATGCTAAAATAAATTCTAACGCAGTTTCGGCAAAAGGCGCGAACACTTTCAAGGTGAAAGGTTTCCCCAACAAGCAGAAGCTGAACAACCACTGGCAGAATGGAAGAACTCACGCCGCTGAGTACGCTCCCGATGGCATTACGACAAAGGAGCAGTACGAAAAGCGGGCGGTTCAACTTTTGGAAAGCCCGTGCGGAAACGGCATAAAAGGCTACAAGACAAAAGATGGCCTTGTGTGCCGGTATGACGCGAAGAAAAATGACTTTGCAAAAGGTTCCCCAGAGAAGGGCGTAAGAACGATGTTCAAGCCTGACGATGGGGAAGATTACTATAAACGTCAGCTTGAACTGGAAGGAATCGAAGATGACTGAGAAAATCCTCTGCCCGGTATGTGGGCAGCATAGCTTTGATGAAGACAACGATTTTGAGGAATGCCCTGTGTGCGGCTGGGTAAATGATGGCGTGCAGAGAGCGGATCCTGATTATCGCGGCGGTTATAACCGCATCAGCCTGAACGAAGCTAAAAAGAAGTTTGCCGAAGGCAAAAAGGTGTTTGACTAAAATATTGGCGTTGAGAGCCTTTGCAGGTGACGTGAAAGCGTCCCTCGCAAAGGCTCTTTTTGTTTGCAGTCATAGCTCAGTTGGTAGAGCGCCTGCCCTCCAAGCAGGATGCCGCGGGTTCAAGCCCCGTTGACTGCTCCATATCGAGGGTTGGCCAAGTTGGATAAGGCATGGGCCTTTGACTCCCAGACCGCCGGTTCGAGCCCGGTACCCTCGACTTTTATGCTGGTGTAGCTCAATAGGATAGAGCAGGCGACTTGTAAACGTCAGGCTGTGGGTTCAATCCCCACCCCCAGCACCACCCGCCGTACACCGTAATCGGCACCTCGATGGCATGAGGGAGCACTGACCCTGCTCCTAACAGACCGCTGCGAAGTGTTCTGGCCTGTTCCATGACAGAGCCAGCGCGGAGCCATAAACCGCGTTCCTTCCGCTTCGCGCTTGGACGGATGCGCGCTGTAAGCAAAAGGTCAAAATTCAAGTGCTGCATGCCATAAGAACAAAGACCCTGCATCAAGGTGGAGATGCAGGGTCTTTTTGATGCCTGCAAAGGGAAGATGGTTCCCAGAAAGATAAAGAGGTGGATATGCCTGTGAAGAATAATGGGCCCGGCATGACCGGGCGCTTTTCAATGACGAAAAAATCAAAGATCGAGCCGGAGTATCCGCAGTGGGCAGAAAGCAAGATGCGCGCAATCGAAAATCGGCGGTTGAAAGAACTGCAGAAGATTGTGCGAGAATCCATGCCTGAAATTCTGGCTATCGTTGCGGAAGAACAGAAAACCGGCTCCGACAGCATCAGACATGATGGATACAGCGACATGGTTCGCCGCATCCAGAACAGGTTCCGCATTATGCGTGACCGGCTCAGTCGGCGGCTGAAAACCGATCCGTTGGAACGAGATGTTCGCCGGTGCGCTGACTACACCGACCGGCGGCAACTCAAAGAATGGCAGCGCAGCGTGCGCGCCACGCTGGGAGTGGATATCCATGATGATTTCTTTCTCGGCGAAAGATACGACCTGATGCTTAAAAGATGGGTTGAGCAAAATGTCAGCTTCATTACCAGCATTGAAAGCGACTGCTTCGATGATATGGAGAACGTCATTATTGAGGGTTTCGCAAAAGGCCGCACCCCGGCGGCGATTTCCAATGAAATTCAACGCCGGTTTGATGTGACCAAGTCAAAAGCGAATCTTCTTGCGCGTGACCAGGTGGGCACCCTGAGCGCGAATCTGACCCGCACAAGGCAGGAATCCGCTGGGGTGGAGGAATATATCTGGAGCTCGTCAGGTGATGAACGTGTGCGCGAATGCCACCGTGAACTTGACGGTCAGAAATTCCGTTATGATGACCCGCCGGCCATGTGGTACATGACAAAGCACGGCAAAGTGTACAGCGGGCGGCATTGCAATCCCGGAGAGGACTACCAGTGCCGCTGTGTTGCAAAACCTGTCTTTAACTTCGATAGGCTGAATTCTGTAGCCTTTAAGGAGAAAAAACAATGAAACAGAATACCCCGCCGCTAGTCCTTCGGAGCGAAATGCGAACCGACAGTGTACCTGTCGATGAGCATTACAGCGCCGAGGGATATTTTTATGATAACCCCATCCTGACCCGTACAGGCATCTTTGTGTACCATCTGGAAGATGGTTCCGAGCGCCGGGAACTGCGCAGGCCGGAAGATGTGTTTGACCCCAAAAGCCTTGCAAGCTATGAGGGAAAGCCTATCATTATTACCCACGATGCGCAGGTGATCGACAAGGACAATGCCCACCGGGAACGTGTGGGCACAATCCTGACCCCCGGACAGCAGGACGGAGAAACCGTCCGAGCAAAAATCGTAATTGATGATCCTGATGCCGTAAAGGCATCGGGTCTGCGGGAACTGTCTGTCGGGTACTATCAGGATCTTATCATGGAACCCGGAGAATGGAATGGAGAGCCGTATGATGCAATCCAGACCAATATCCGTGTGAATCACCTTGCGCTGGTCGCTGTCGCCCGCGCAGGTGATGATGCACGCTTGAACATGGACAGCCAAGATAACAATGGAGGTACACCCCCTATGGACGAGAACGAGAAGATGAACAACCCCACGCAGGACGATGATACTACTGTGGAAACCACAAAGCCCACTGCCGATGATGGCGAGGCTCCCAGTGCTCCTGCGGCGGCTCCTGCCCTTGACCCGGCAGGCCTTGAAGCAGCACTCAAAGCCTATATCGCGGCCACCAACGGTGCTACCGCTGACGATGAAAACGACCCGGCGGCTGGTGACACCACTGATAAGCCCACCAAGGACGAGGGCGAAGGTGACGACCCTGCGAAGCCGGACGTGCTGGCAGACATTACCGCCCGCCGTGATGCTATGGAAGATGGCCCGGCCAAGGCGGACATCAACACCCTGCTGTCTATGCTGGATGCCGCAAATGCCCGCGCTGATGCTGCAGAGGACGACACCAAGCCTACCGAAGATGAGGATGATACCTCGGACGATTCCAGCAACCAGCTGAACCATGACAGCGCCGCATCCATTGCCGCGCAGGTCAGCCAGCGTGTGGAACTGTGTCGGCTGGGCGATAAGCTGCATCTGGATGGCATGGAATCCATGCCGGTAATGCAGGCAAAGAAAAAGGTCGTTCATGCCGTTATTCCGGGTATGCGTCTGGATGGCAAGAGCAAAGCCTACATCAACGCGGCTTTTGATATCGCAAAGGGTAAAATCAATGGTCGCAAGACTGTGGCAGACCAGCGTCGTCAGGTGTTCAATGCTGATTCCGCAAATGCGGCAGTCCGCAATGTGGGCAAGAAGAACGACCCTGATGCGGCCCGCAATCGTATGATCCAGCGTCATGCTGGCGAGAAGGAGGACTAAGCTATGAGCAATATGGCAGTACAGATGAACTACGGCGAGCCTAGCCGCGGTATGCCCGGCCTGCTTTATGACCGTGCGAATTACGATGCAGTCACCCGCCGGAACAGCGCAGAGGATGGCAAGCTGTTCTTTGGCTGCGGTGTTGTGCAGGGTGCGGAGCCCGGCAAGGACATCACCCTTCCTGCAACCGGCGCGACCGCCGAGAAGTTCGAGGGCGTTGTGATGTACAGCGCCAATACGGAGATGGACGATGATGGTGCTGTGCTCCTGCGCAAAGGCCAGATTCTGGATGTCTGCCAGACCGGCAAGATGTGGGTGCAGCTGGCCGATCAGGCGGAACCTGCTTACGGTCAGCCGGTTTATCTTGTGATTACCGGCGACGATGCAGGCAAGTTCACCCCGACCAAGGGCACCAATCTGGCGGTCAAGGCCCGCTTCATCGGTGCGGCCCAGAACGGCATTGCACCCGCCCAGTTCGCAGAGCAGATCTAAGGAGGTTCAATATGGCTAAGTACAATCCTTTCGACCCCGCCAACGGTTACAGCGAGGAAGACCGCCTTGCCCTGAACGGCAAGTGTGCCTCCCTGATTAACCAGGCATATAAGAACCCGTTCCCCGGTACGAAGATTCGTCTGGATGGAGCCGACAATGCAGGCATCTTCTTCGCCAAGCAGCTGGCGCATGTTAAGACCAAGGCGTACGATAAGGACTTCCCGGAGCTGTCCGGCCTGAAGATCTTCCCTCAGACCAGCGAAACCGATGAGGGAGCTGCGTATATCGAATACTACAGCTATGAGCCGGTTGGCTTTGCTGATGTTATCGCCAACTACGCCAGCGACCTGCCCCGTGTCGATGTGAAGGGCACTCCCCATCGTGCGGAAATTGTCAACATCGGCGACAGCTACGGCTACAACGTGCAGGAACTGCGTGCCTGCCGCCGCAATGCGGTGCTGGGTATTATGAAGTCTCTGGACTCTGCGCGTGCTGAAGCGGCCCGCCGGGTGTACGATGTCAAGGTGAATCACCTGATTTGGCACGGCGACGAGAAGACGGGCATCATCGGCGTTCTGTCCTCCGGCAATAACATCCCCATCTATACACTGCAGAACGGCGCAGCCGGTAAGGCCGACTGGGCATCCAAGACCGCAGACGAGATTGCGGCCGACATTGCCGGCATCCTGAACTACATCGACACCCTGACCCAGAATGTGGAGCACCCGGACAGCTGGGTCATGCCCAACGACCTGTACACCAGCCTGAACCTGCGCCGCATCGATGGCACCGGCGAATCTGTTCTGTCCTACATCAAGGATCACACTCCCCAGATTAAGAACTGGGAAGTTGCCGGCGAACTGTCCAAGGGCAACAAGGACTATAACAGCACCGGCAAGAACATCGGCCTGCTGTATACCAAAGACTCGGACAAGATGTCCCACGAGGTTCCCATGGCTTTCCTCCAGCACGCGCCGCAGGATCGCAACCTGGAAATCGTCATCAACTGTGAGGGCCGCGATGCAGGCATGATGATTCCTTATCCTCTGTCTGCCTGCCTGGTCTACGGCCTGTAAGAAAGGAGCAACATCATGAAGATCAAAAACATTTCTGTGAAGCCCATCTGTATCGGCGATGCATCCCTGCTGCCGGGCGATACTGCAGAAGTCGGTGACACCTTTGCTGACGCTGTTGGCTTTTACATCAGCATGGGACTGATGCAGGAAGTGCAGGAGAAGAAGACACGCGGCAAGGCCAAGGCTGGGCAGGAGCCCGATTCCGATGCTCCGGCAGAGGCTGAATCCTGATGGATGCACCTGATATCGCCGCCATTACCAAAATTGTAAAGATGGTGGGCACCGAGTTTAAAGCCATG